TCACTTCCTTGTCGGCGGGCGAACCCCGTTGCGCCGCGTGGGAGCGATCCTGTTTTCCGGCTCGGGAGCGGCCTTCGCGGCCCGCCTCTCACCAGTCTTTGCGGGCTCCGCGGGACCGAGGCGCGTCAGCTCCTGAGCGCGCGTGTCATCCACCTCAATCGTGTCGCCAATCTCCGCGAGATCGCCTTGCGGCGTCTTGTTGAAGGAACGAAGCACTTTGACCTTCGGCATGATCGTATCTCCTCGGAACGAGGAAGGCGGCCCATCGCGAGCCGCCCCGCTCAGGGTTAGCTCGCGGCGCCGGCCACGAGGTTGCCGTAGACGAACGACTCGGGACGATGCACCGCAAAGGCCAGGCGCTCCTCGGCGAGGATCGTCACCATGTTTTTGCCGAAGTTGTCAGAGTCCTCGGTGGAAACCTCGACAGCGGCGTCCTCGCGGTCGAACACCTGCGCCGCCATGTTGAAGGCGCCTGCCATGAACTTGCCGGCCGTCATGGCGTTCGTATCGACCACGGGCAGACCCCAGATGTTCTGCCCGTTGTTGATGCGCGGGTCGGCCCAGATGTAGGCGCCGTCGCTATCCTTCAGGAGCTGAACATCCGCCCAGTCGATCGGGTTCATGACGAACGCGCTGGCGCGATACTCCGCAACCGGAACCTGGAGGATCGCACGGCGCAGTCGGTCGATCTTCGTGTCGCCCGCAGCGCTGTAGGTCGCAAACGCATAAGCCGTCGCCTGCGGGATAAGGCCGAGCAGGTCTGCCCCGTGCCGTCGCCGGCCAGAAGCTGCGCCTCCTCGACATAGGCGAGCCCGTAGCGGGCGCGCGTGTCGATATAGCTCTGGAGCATCGGGATATCGGAGAGCACCTGCTTCGATGCCAGGAACCAGTGCGCCAGCGTTCTGACGGGCGTGGTCACGAGGTCGAAGGACAGATCCGACTGCGGCTTCAACGCACCCTCTGCCACTGGCGCCGCCATGTTCTGATACCCGCTCTCCTTCACGTACTCGACCGCGTTCGAGTCCGTCCGGCCGGGCATGACGAGACTGCGGACCGTCATCGGCCGCTCGGGCGGGGCGATGATGCCGGGCCGGCGATCCGGCCGGATGGCATCGCCGACGCCGCCGGTGCCTGTGGTGACGCTTGTGAGCGAAGTCACCGCCTTGACGGAGAGCCGCGCAGAGCCCTTGCCGCGGGCCTGGAGGGCCTTGAACTCGTCCGTGCCGGTGAACTGCTCGCCAACGGTCGGACCGCCCTGAGAGGCCGCTGGAGCCCCGCGACGGGCCAGCTTCTGCTCAACGTCCATGAGGCGCGTCTGAAGCTCGCCGCCCTCGCCGGCGATCTTCTCCAGGGCCGACTTGGTGTCGCTGAGGATCTTGCCGTGGTCCCTGATCTCGGCCGATGCCTTCTCGGCAAAGGTCTTGATCTCGGAATCACGCTTGGCGAGCGCGTCCATGACGGACTTGAGTTCGATCTGATCGCCGGCTCGGTCGATCACCTCGTTTGCGCTCTTGCGGCCATATTCAGGGCCGATCAGATGGTTGGGTTTCATAGTCGTAAGTCCTTCAGATCGTCGGGAGGGAAAAGCCGTTGAGCCGCTCTGCAAGCGCGCTCCATTCGGCCCGGTTGTTCGCCGTCACGGCCCCCGTCTCCCGACGCGACCATTCCTTGAAGCCGAGGATGGCGATGGCCTCGGCCTGTGAGTTCGAAAAGCCCCTCTCCCGAAGGACTTTGCGGAACTCTCGATCACTGATCAGCTCGCCCGCGGCGAGCTTCTGTTTGATGGTGTCAATCCGGGCTTCATCGAGCGCCGGAGCGGTGACAATCGAGCCCTCGTGCAGCTCAAGAGCCTTGAGCGTGCGAATGCGGGCGGCGTCGTCAAAGCTGTCGCTCTTGACGCGATAGCCGATGCTCAATCCGGTGATCGCGCCTGCTTTCATGCCGCGATGGGCAAGCCGGGCTTGCGGCGTCACGTCGAGCCAAAGGGTTCCTTCACTGTAGAGCCCGGCGTCGTCTTCCTTCAGCACGTCCCAGACGCCGATCGGCTCGTCCGCGCGATGCTGCCACAGCACGGGCAGCTTCCGGCCCTTGGCATCGAGCGCGGCCAGGCTGTCACGGAAGGCAAACGGGGCAACGCGCTCGCGGTAGTAATCGACCACGTTCCAGCGCGACAGGTAGCCGGAGAACTTGCCATCGTCCGACACGGACTTGATTGCCAGATCGTCCTCGGACCGCACCTTTGTGGCGAGATCGTTCATTGCATTGTCCCCGTGCGAGTCTCGAAAACCTCGGCAACGGAAGTGCCGTCCTTTTGCTTGCTCATCACGATCTGTTTCGTAGCCGCGGGAGCCAAACCAAGCCGCTCCAGCGGCACGAGCGACGAGTTCACAAGGTGCGCGTCGCCGCCTTCAAAGCGTGGGAAGTTCTCGCGGTCGCAGATCTGGTTCGGCGTGATCGCGCCGACCTGCGCCAGCTTCGAATACATCTCGGCCCGGCCCGCACTGTCGGCCCGTAACAGCCCTTCAATTGTGAACTCGGCATAGAGCTTTGAACGCTCGCCTTGCGTGATCAGCGACCGTTTGATCGCCTGCTCGATCCGGGTGAGGTAAGGGCGAAGGCCGAGCGTGAGCCAACCGAGCATGATCTGCTCGACGCCGCTGCCCCACATCGTCTGCCCTTGTGGCGAATGCCCGATCAGGACGGGCGGCACACCGAACCAACGGCAGATCTCCTCAACGTGGAATGCCCGCGTCGCCAGCAGCTCGGCGTCGTGCGGCGGCATCATAACGTCCTGCCACTTGAACCCGGCCTCAAGGACGCCAATCCTGCCGGCGTTCTCAGCACCCTGGTACGGCTCGATCAGGGCGGCCCGTACTTGCTCGCGCTGCTCCCCGGTGAGCGTGTTGTCGAAAGTAAAAAACCCGCCGGGGCGCATGCCGTTGGCGAAAGTCCGCGCCGCCGCCTCGTCGGCTGCCATCGCTGCGCCGAGCGTTTGGCGGGCGTAACTGACAGGCGACAGGCCGAGATCGCCTCCGAAGCCAAAGCCGCGAATGTGGAAGATCTGCTCTTCGGCGAACTCGCGAAGCCCCGCCCGGATCGCTATAGCGGTAATGCAATGCGCCGTTGAGATCGCGATGAACCGCCATGAGATCGGGGCGGAGCAGGATCAGTGCGACAAGCCGGCCGCCATCGTTGAACACCTTCTCGGCATAGGCGTTGCCCCAAACACAAAGGAACGCGAGCGCGCCTTCCCAGAACTCCGCAGCCGTCTGATCGGCGTTCGGCTGGTCGTGAATGAGCCCGTAAAGCTGATGCTCGCCCGCGCTGTCACGCCCGCCATCGGCGCGGCGAAGATATAGGCCGAGCGGCAGCGTCGCGATCGTTTGCGAGATCAGCCGGACACAGGCCCAGAACGTCGCAAGCTGCATCGCCGTGTCGGGCGTGACCGGCTTTCCGGACCACGACGCCGTTCCGAAAACATGCCCCCACACCCGCTCAGAGCGGAGGGTGAAGTTTCGGATGAGCGAGAACACGCCCATCACGCGAACACCGGGTTGGCGAGGAAGTCGTTAACGTCCACGCGTTGCACGTTTTCGAACCGCTTGGCGACGGCGAGCGCCATGACGGCGGCAACCGCGCCGTCGATCCTGATCGAGCCGCGAGCGTTCGACTTGTCCTTGTCGAGCTTCAAGTTGCCGGACGCGTCCGAGACGGTGATTGCAGCTGCGATGGAGGCCGTGAGAACCGGGTGCCCGCCGTGCCGGATGCGATTCGTCAAGCTCAGTTCCGCGAACCATTCGAGCGCGGGTGACATATCCCTGAAGCCCTGCCCGAACTCCGCCAGCGGCACCTCAAAATCGGCGTCTACGTCGGCCAAGTCCTGCTTAAAATCATCGATGCGCCAGCGATCGTAACCGAGCGCCTGAATGTCGAACTCCCGCGACAGCTTCGACAGCTCCGCGGCGACATAGCCAAACCGGATCGTCGGGCCGGGAACGGCGGTCAGATAGCCGCGCCTGATCCACTCGCGGAACCGCTCCTGCTCGGCCGGGCGACGGGTCGAAAGCTGCCCTTCCGGCGTCCAGAAAAACGGCAAAAGGTCATAGATCGGCTCCTCGTCGTCCTCGCTCGGGAACGCCAGCACGAGAGCGGTGAGGTCGTGCTTCCCGGAGAGGTCCAGGGCGCCGTAGCAGGTCCGCCCCGCGAGCGCGGCACGATCAACGGGCACGTCCCCGAGCTGCCACGTCGGCAGGGTCACGATCCGGTCGTCTTCGCTCGCGTCCACACGCTGGTTGAGGCGCAGGTTACGGAAACCCGCCTCAAAGGCCGGTATGCGGCGCGCACGCTCGGCCGCTTGGCGCATTTCGGAGAGGGACAGGTACTTGCCAAGCGCGGGGTTGCACGCTCGCCATGTCGCTTCTGCGAAGGGGTCGGCCTCGGCCGGCGCGGCAAGCAGCTGAACGAAGATGCTCGGATCGGCGCCTGTCAGGCCGTCGTCAATGAGCTGCGAAAGGGGGTGATCGTCGCTCGGCGCCTGGGTCGAGATGACGATCCCGAGGGCTTCCTTGCGCTTGCCGAGGCCGTTTACGAGCGCGTCGAGAAGCTCCCGATCCTTAGCCTGCGCCAGCTCGTCATAGACGAACAGCGAGGGGCTAAGCCCGTGAGCGCCACGCGCATCGGCTGAGAGCGCCGCGTAAGTCGAGCCCTCGCCGTCGCCCTCCGTCACCTCAATCCGCTTGTGGAACCGCTGTACGTTCACCCGCGCGGCGAACTCCGGAACCTGAAGGATGATCGCCTCGCATTCCGCGAAAATGATGCCGGCTTGCTGGCGGTCGATGGCCGCCTAATACACCTCGCCGCGCGGCTCGCTTTCGGGGCCGAGCAGGTGACACAGCACGAGGCCGGCACACAGGCCGGTTTTGCCGTTGCCCTTAGGCTCGCTCTTGATGCCGATCCGGCGCTTGCGAAGGCCGTCCCGGTCTAGATCGCCGTAGATCGCCTTCACGAACTCCCGCTGCTCGGGAAGCAGCTTCATCTTGCGGCCGGCGAACGCGCCTTTGGTGACCGGCAACCATTCGAGGAACGCGATAACGCGCCCTGCACGGGTCAGCCCCTTGCGCTGCCACGGAAGCGCGCCCTTGCGGCTCTTAGCGGCATCTCGGGCCGCCTTCATGCGCGCTGCGCCAGGTCCGCGAAGGCCCATTTAGCGAGCCCTCAGCGAATCTAATTCCGCGCGAGACCCCCGGGGCGGTCTAGAGGGCGCGAACTGCGGAGTTTTGACCCACCCCTCAGCTTGTGCTGAGCTAGTTGCCTGCATTGCGAGGCACCGCATGCCGTGGCGTCGCAGGTTGGTGTGGGCGTGGCTAATTGGCTCGGCCCTATGGATTAGCTGGACCGGCGCTGTCCTGATACCGGGTAACGTGCGCGGGGAGTTTGGTAGCCTCGCGAGTTTCAGCGTGTGGTTGTCGCTGATCATCACCCTAATCGGCATTCCGTTGACCGTATTGCTACTCGGCTGGGCTCTCATGGCGATCCTCGGAGCGGCGCGTCGGCATCGTTGA